CTAATTTAGTTGGATTTGGATTTGATTTAGTACTTGAATTAAATTTATTTGTAGTTGGTGCTTCTATGTTCAATAAACTGCCTGTGATGTATAAATCATCATTTAAATTATTAGGATTTATTTTTGGTATAATCCTATTTAATTTTCTGGCATTTGAATTAAATCTATTAAGCATATTGTTCTATATCACCTGTTATTTCAATATAATCATCATCATCCAAATCAAACTCAAAATTATTTTTTATAAATTTGATTAATAACCCTTCACTTCCTTGTTCTACAATATAATCTTTTGCAGATATATGTTGAGTGTTAACTATTACTCTCAATCTATCTTGCGTTGTTCTATATTCTATTTCTCTTAAAATTTCTACAAATCTCCAACCCGTTGCTTCATATATCCAATATGTAGGATGGTTTAAATCTTTTGGAATTAATTCAGCATCGCCCAATTTTCTACTAATTTTTTGAGTTATATCTAAAAGGCTTCTTTTCATTATAAATCAATAAATTTACCAGTTATAGAAACTTCATCATCGGCATCTACAACGAATCCTAAATTTGCATTATTAAATGTTAAAGATAAATTATTGCTACTTACAAAAGCTACAAAATGTGTTCCCTGATAATATCTAACTCCATTAATATAAACTTTAACATCATATGAGTTTCCATCGATAGTCAAACCTGCGGTTATAACTCCTGCTAATTGCTCCGGTGCTTTTATTAATTTAATATTTGAAAATATAGTAGGCGCAGCTCCTGCTACAACCATATTGTTATTTAAAGATAGAAAATCAATAAGGTCTTTATTATCATAATATGGAGATGGTGTGGTTAAAAATCCCTCCAATCTATTACTACCACTCGTCATATCAACTTCTGCTGATACAACCAATCTTTTAACTGACATTGATTTTTTAGTAGTAAGTTCTCCATCGAATTTTTCTGGCAATAAGTAAGCCTTTACATTCAATGAAAACTCAACTCTATTAATTCTTTCAGCCCCTTCACCAACTTCGTTAATAACATTAAAATCTGATATAGATGTTCTAAATTTATATTTTTCTTTATCTCCCCAATACGATGATGTAAAATTAAGATGTTCAATTACTTCGTTAAGTTGTTCGGTGTATGATGTCCAACACATACATTCATAATTCACTTCAACATAATCAGGCATTGTAATATTATAAAGTTCTTTTTTAGGCCTAACACCTCCACCCAATGCGGTAAAACGGTCATAACGATTATCTTTTGACCATTTTGTAATTGTTGGATATGAAACGTGTCTATTTAACATAGGCATTGTTTCATCCTTTGTAATAGATGTTCTTCGTAACATCATTATTGGTAATTGTATTTTACCTTTATTATCTCTATATACTCCCTGTCTACGTGCTCCATTCCATCTTTCAGAATTACCATAGATTACGGGAATTTTAACTCCTACACCATTCGCATCTTTTAATGTTGGAAGAACAGTATCTTCCAAATAAGACATCATAGCATAATCTATATCAAAGAGAGTTACGCTTCTTTTTAAATCTCCCTTTGTAGATTTTATTTCGTTGGCTCTATTATTGCCAGGTCTTATTGGGTTTACCGACATCTCTTATTATTTTATTCTTTCTTCTATGTTAAGATTTGATTTGGATACCATAAATGCTGAACAAACGATACTCCAATTTTTTTGATTTCCATACATAGTTTCACCTGGCATACCACTTACAAATTGTACTTCGTTTGTGTTATCTATTTCAAAATATGATTCATTGAAGAAAATTATATCACCGATTTCAGGATATGCATTTCTTTCTTCACACATCTCTCTATCAAATTTGAATGTAATGTTTTGCTGTGTATCTGAACCAAATCCTTCATATACCGATGATTCTGGTTCTTTATCAATCAAAACATATAATTCAACTCCGGGATGCCATGATTTATTCATAGATTCTCCGTAAATATTAACTTTGGTTTCTTTTAAATCAACTTTAAATAAAACACAAACGTTTTCAATTACAACATCTATTAATTCTCTAGCTAATCCCCTAAAAAATGATACATCCCTATCTGAAATAAACTTTGGCATATTATCCTACATATATTTTTAAAGGTACTTTTCTCAACATTTCTTGCTGATGGTCTGATTCATGTGCTTTATTTTCCATTACATTTTTTCTACTCAATTCTTCTAAGTTTTCTCTCAATTGAGTAATCAATGCATCCTTTTCAACCTGCGCTTCTGCTCTTAATGCTGCTCCATCCAATGATACTTCACCATCTGGAATTGGAATAGAGTTATATTTTTCTCTAATTGCACCTAATAATTCTTTTGCTAATGCCAGTGTATATTTTCTAATCCATTGTTTACCAACATCGTTTATTTTTGAATATTGAATAAAATCATATGGTATATCCGAATAATCCGAAAGTGATTCCGGTTGAATTGTTTGGGAATCATGTTCAAACTCATCTCTACTTATATAATCAAAATAAATTCTTTCGGGCGTTCTACTAGTCGGTATTGGGAATATTTCTAATCTATTATCAACTATATTAAATGAGTATTGTGATTTACGAATTTGGTCATTGAATTCAATTGCTTGCATTCTTAACAAATCTTCGTACAAAGGCATTAATAAGAATTGAGCTGCTGGAGAATATTCACCAAATCCTAACTCATCCATTAAATTCAATGTACCCTGTCCACCAACGGAATATGGGTCAAAAAATCTTTGAATTGCAGGAGTTGCTTCATAATAAACTCGTGTCACATCTATTGTAGACCCACTCACATATGTCGTTGCAAATGATGCCGTTGTATCTACATCTATTGCTTCAGTCATTAAATTATATCTCTGTCTATCTACTTCGGTTTCTATATAACCCTTTTTTAATTGAGTATTACCACCTACACCTGCTAATGTACCATATTGTTGAGACATCCTAATAACAGTTGGTAAAAATGAACCATCTACAAGAGTTTGAGAAAAATTTCCTCTACCACCATATGCCTCTTTAGGTTGCCCTTTAAGGATATCTAAGTTATTTCTAAGGTTAAATTGATTTACCTGTGCCGAATATTCTGATACAGCTTCTTCAAAACAAGCATAAAATTGTTCATCAACCATTTCAACATCAACAATTGGATAACCCAATCGTTTTGCACACCATCCAGCGGTTTTTGGTGCATCTGTATAAAAATCACGGTCTAAATCATATATACCAAAAGGAGTCATTCCTAATGATGATGTGGTTGAGCCGGAAAATTCTACTATTGCTGAACCACTGCCGGGCCATTTTAAATTTAAAGACATATTATTCCAATTATATTTACATATAAATATAAGAATAAAAAAAGAGTGGATATTTCTAACCACTCTTTACTAATTTAACTTATTTTATTAATTATGGAGCCAATGTAACAGCTTTCCATGCAGTTCCATTATAAAAATATAATGAAGAACCACTTACAGCCAATGTACCAGCTGGAGCTGTACCTAAAGTTGCTTGATTATTCAATTGTAATGAACCGGATAATGATAAATGATAATTTGAACCACCGTATCCTAAAATTGGAGTAGTAGAACCACTACCAAATTTAATATATCCACTACCACTAGCTTGTACACCGGATACTTGCATAGTATTAGATAAATTTACATCACCAATCCACACATCATCACCAACTTTAAAGTTTTGTCCATTACCATTATTAGTTGCAAAGAATTTATCTTGTGTAGAATAACTACCACTTACACCAATTGTTGCCGCTACTGCTGCGATTGATGCACTCACTGTTGCTATATCAGCATCAGTTGCTAAACCATTACCATCTAATGTTGTTTGAAGTTGGGAAGCGTTAACATATCCCATTTGCCCACCTTCTGTTTTTGCAATTATTTGCGTACCTGCAATACTATCGAAAGTTGGTAAATCGTATGCTTGAAAAATTACATTTGCCATTTTATTTTATTTTAATTTGTTGTACAAATAAATATAAATTTTAATTATAATGATATAAAAAAAGGGAAAGTATTTCTACTTCCCCTTTTCTATTATTTAATCACTATCGATTAAAGAGTGTTGATACCATCAACGATAATCTTACCGTAGAACTCTGGTCTTACGATTTTCTTAGCGTATCTAGTCATCACACCTCTTCTCGGAGTGAAGTTCATTGGGTCATAAACCAATGGAGTCATAATCAATGGTACATATGGTGCGTAAACTGCTCCTGTTTCGAAGAAGTTAGAACCTTTGAAACCTAATAAGATTACGTTCTCAGTCATATAAGGGTTCTTATACACATCGTATCTATTAGAGATTGTACCAATGTTAGTTACACCTGCTGCGAAAGTCAACGCATCTTTACCTGGATTAGCAGAGAATCCGTTCATTGATTCTAAGATAGTTGCTACGTTAGGAGAAACTACTAAGAAGTTTGCACCACCTCTCATTGTTAATTGGTGAATCTTGTTAGAAACTTTTTGTAATTTAATACCTAAAGTCTGGAACCAAGTACTCTTAACATATGCTGAAGCTGCTGCTGCGTTAGAATCGATTTGGAAGCTATTTGTAGCTGTGTTGAAATCGTATCCAACTCTTGCTGACCAATAATCAGTTGTGAATGCGTTAGCTTGTAACATTTCTAAGATTTCTAAATCAATCTCTAAAGAGATGTATTCAGATAACATTTGAGTTAATTCAGCTTCTGCATCGATTGAATGGTAAGCGTTTAAGTCTTGCGCCAATTCAGGAGTCCAAACTGCTTTTAACTTACGAGTCTTAGCAACGATAGGCTCAGATTTCAATTCTAATTCGATTTCTGGAATACCGATGTTTTGTGTAAAGTCAGCGTTTCTATCTTCGAAATCACCACGAGTGATATCAGTTGGTTGCTTGTGGTAAGATAAAGTTGAACCACCAGCTGCTACACCACCATTAGAACCAGATACAATGAATTCAATGTTAGAACCATTAATCTTAGTATATTGTGGGAAGTATCCTGCTGTTGCAGAACCTGATTGTGCAATTTCGAAAGCTCTTACACCATTGAAATCAGCATCAGATGGAGTTGCTACAGTTACTTTTTTAATTTTACCAGCTGCTAATGAAGCAGATAAATCAGCATCAAAGTTAACATCTACCCAAGAAGCAGTTGCTACTGTTGCATCTAAAGCTACAGCTGAATCGTTGATTGTGTATCCAAAACGTCCTGCTCCGTAAAGACCTTCTTCAGCGAATTGAGTAGAACCTAACTTAGTTGCGTTAGAATCTAAAGAATCCTTACCGAAAGTACCACCTTTACCAAATAAAGATGAACCAGAGAATGCTGGAGAACCAGCTTGGTCGGTTGAATATTTGAAGTCCATGTAGAAAATAAGACCTGAAGGTAAGTTCATTGGTTGAACCGAAACGAATTCTTTCGCTGCGATAGAACCGAAGATACGTCTTACCAAAGGTAATGCTACACCAGCCCACTCTTCAGAACCTGAAGATGCACCAGTTTTAGTTGCTTCATCAAGCAATTGTTTTGCTTGGTTTTCTAAGATTACGGCCATACCGTGCTTAGTGGTTTCAGACTTAACACCTTCTAAAAGGCCAGTCTTTTCCCATTTTGCTTTTAAACCACGAGTTTGCTCAAGCATTACGCTTTGAGGATTTGCTCCGGTCATTAATTTTTTTAAGTTCATTTTTGTTATTTTTTTAATTTCTAAATTACTTTAAAATACCAGCTAATTTCTTAAATCTATTAGCGAAATCTGCAGATTCTGCAATTACTTGCTTAGCTGCTGCTTTTGGAGCAGTTGATTTAACTACTTTAGAAGCGATTCCTTCTTTGATTGTTTTCTTAGCCGTTTTGTTAGTTGAAGTGTATTTGAAGTTCTCTGCTAATGTAGAGAATACCAATTTAACCTCTCTAACTGATTTTGTTCTATCCAAAGTTTCAATCACTTTCACTTTTTGTTCGTTAGTCATGTTGTGTGCTCTGAATAATTTGTTTGCGAACAATAACTTAGCGTTCAATAAGTTCACTTCGTTAATAGTTCTTTGTAATGATTTGATAGTTTTGTAAGCTTCTTCGATTTCCTTATCTTTTTCGGTTTCTTCAGCTTCATCAACTTTCTCTTCATCACCTTTCATATCAGCTTCCATTTCTCTTAAAATTTCTTCTAAGTCAACTTCATCTGATTCTTCTTCTTCGTTAGTTACAACTAATTTAGGGTCAGCTCCTTTATCAGTTCCAGCTTCTGAACCATCTGCTAAATTTTCATTAGCAGCGTAAGGATTTTCTTCCTCTTCTTCTTCGGAAACTTCAGAACCTTCTTCATCGCCTAATTGTGCTTCTAACTCTCTGATGATTGCTTCTAAGTCCATGTCATCTTCGGTTTCTTCTTCTTCTTCGCCGGTAACATCGTACTCTTCACCATCACCTTCTTCTGAACCCATGCCCATGTCTGCCATTCCCATGTCATCCATACCCATTTCGTCATCAGCTTCTGTTTGTGCAAAAGGATTTTCTTCCTCTGCTCCGTCCTCACCTTCTAATTCAGCTAATCTAGCTCTTAGTTCAGCGATTTCAGCATCTTTGTCCATTTCTCCGCCCATTTCTTCTTCTTCGGTAATGTCTGCTACTTTTTTGTAGTCTGCAACTTGTGCACCTGGCTCACCAGATGTAGTTTCAGTAGAACCACCTTCGAATTCAGTATGTGCATCTAAAGTAGGATTAGATGTTGAAGAACCGATTCCTGTTGAATCTAATTCTTCATCAACTTGCTCCTCGTCCCCTTCCATTTCAGCTTCAGCTCTTAACTTTTGAGTTAACATAGACTGTAGTCTTGGTGTGAAGGCTTCTTCAAGTGCAAGCTTTGCGTTAGCCAATGCAGTTTCTTTAACCGCTTTAGCATCTGCGATTGCTTCTTTTAACAATTTTGAATTTGCCATTTTTAAAATGTATTTTGTTCCTGTGAAGTTATTGTATTGTGGAACTTCAATGATATTTTGTCGGTTGTTCGGTCACACCTTATAAGAGAAGGGTATTCATTAACCAACTAAGTCTTAATAAAAAAATCCTATATAAGATAGGATATTCGAAAATAAATATATAAATTTTTTAGAAAACTAAAGAAATTATTTGTTTTTATCAAAAATATTTTGTAATTTCTCTTTTCTTATAGCTTTTTGAGTTTTAATTCTTTTAGTTACAGATGGTTTTTCAAACTCTTTTCTATCTCTAAGTTGCTCAATTTGCTTTACGCTTTTTACTTTATTCTTGTAAGCTTTTAATGCTCTTTCGATGTTTCCATCTTTTACATCAATAATCAACATAACTTTTTATTGGTGATTTACTAACTTATATTTTGTTTTATATAATAAAGATACAACTGTATCTATATCGTTTTGAATCCAGCTATCTTGTAATTTTGGATTTTGTCTTAACTTTGCAACCATTACACATAATTTTTCAAAATAATTAATTATGTTTTTGATATCATTATTTTTATCCAATACTCCGATGCCAGATAATTGTATTAAACCTTCTTTACCCTGATATACTTCTACTAACCCATCTATTAATCCACCAATTGAATCGTAGTATTCACTCAATGCAACGTGTGATGAATGTGCTCCCACACCTCTAACACCTAAATGAAATGAATGAGCTTGCGTTCTACTTTGTAATAGTAATGATGCTAATTCTTCCACTATTTTTTATTTTTCGATTCTCTCAACCCTAATCTTTTTCTCATAACTTCTTCAGAAACATCTGCAATTTCAAAGTATCTATTCAACACATGTCCCATATCTTCGTAAAGAGCTTCTAATCTTTGTTCCTGAGCTTTTGCTTCTAATGCTTCTTTTTGGAATTTTTCGTGCAATCCTTTTAACTCCTTCATATTACGTTTAATAGTAACTCTATCAAACCAATCACCGCCTTCTCTCAAAGTGTATTCTTGTGCAGCATCTGCGATACCACCCAAAGTTTCTGCAACAGTTCTAATATCAGATTTTCTATTCATTTGTTCACCAAATTGGCCAAATGTAGAAATTATTTCCAAAAAGTGTTTTTTGATTTCGGTAGGAAGTTGTTGAAATTCTTCTTCCTCATTCAATAAATCTTTTAACTTTATCATAATTATCTCTTTACAATTTTATTTTTTTTCAATTTTTGAACTGCTTGAGCTAATTCTTGTGGAGTCATTCCCAAAGCATCTATTAGTTTTGCTATTACTAATTGTTCTTTTCTTCTACCTAAGTTATATGATTTGATAACATTCAATGCTCTATCTAAAAATCTTTCAACTTTAGATGGAATTGCTACATCCATATCCTCCAAATCTTCCTTTATTACTTTTGAGGTAATTTCTTTGCTAGGTATTAAATTTATTAGCTTTGCCATTTTATTAGTTTAATTCTATTATAATTTCTCTCATTAAATCCTGTGATTTACACCATTTACCACATTCTTCTGCAACTTTTTTCCATTGCTTTGATTCGTTCATCGGAGCCATAAATGCTCCATGCGTAGATGGATTTGATACAAAATCCCATCCAACTAATTCAAAGTCTTCCTGAACCATTAAAGTACCATCATT